AACAAAAAACATCTAATAAAAATATTTTTTATTTATTTTAAATTATTATTCAATATTTTTTAAAGTTTAATAATATTTAATTTTAAATTAGTTTTATCTAAAATAGTTTTACTTATATTTTTAAAATAAATATTTAAAACTTTTAAAAATATACAATATTTTTTTTATTTTAAAGTATATAATATATCAAATATATTTATATTTTTTAAATATTCATTTGTTAAAAATAATGAATCTATTAAATTTGAAAATTTATCACATTCTTTAATAAGATAGTTTTGAGTTTTATCTTGTAAATTATTAATTTCAAAACTTTCTAAATTTTTGCGACTTAAATTAATATTTTGTGTCATCGATGATAATTTATATAATGACGATTCTTCATTTTTAAGTAAATAGTATAAACATTTTTTATTAAAATTTTTAATATTTCCTATATAATAAAAGTTAGTACTTTCTTCATGTTTAATTGTATATAAATTTATATTTCCTGCTAAATTACTATTTTTATTTATATATATAAAAGTATCATCATCCGGTAATGTTTTAATACTACATATTTCTGATAATTGTATTTTTTCAACATTAATAAGTAATATGTTAATTAATTTATTTATCATTTGTTTATAGAGAGTTATTTGATTTAAATTATCATTAATTAATTGATTATTAATATCATAATAAGAACCTACATTTTTTTGAATTTTTAATGAAGGTAGTGCAATTTTATAATTTAATAGTAAATCTATATCTATTTTATTTAATTTTCCTGTTGTAATTAAAGTTTTATCTTTTGTTAAATTATTAAATAAATAATAATTTAAATATTTTTGCAAACATTTATTTTTATCTTTTATAATTAATGTAAATGAATCTTTTTCTAAAATTAATTCATTAAAGATTAATTGTAATCCATTTTCATTAAAATATTTAGAAAAAACTAAGAAATTAGATTGATTTTTATCAATAGTATTTATATTTTCATTAGTTACTATATTAATTATTTCATATAAAGGTGTTGTTAATTCTATACTTATATTTTTATCTAAATAATTATATTTTTCATAAAATAAATTATAATTTTTAAATTTAATATTATTTATATCAATTACTTTAATTAATTTTAATTCTTCGTTTTTAATTATTTTAAAATTAATATTTTTTGTTATACCATTATTTTTAAAATAAATTAATGAATTATTAGAATTTTCAAGTGAAATTATATGAATAACATTAAAATTTTCTAATAAATATTTTCTTGTTTCAATATGTTGTTTAGAATCATTAAATAATAAAGAATTTGGTATAATTAGTATAGCATCACCATTTTGTTCTAAAGATGACATTATTAATTGTAATATTAATGGTTCTGATTTAGTACCTCTTATTTTTAATTTTTTAATTCTTTCACAACATTCAGCATGTATAATATTTTTAATTCCTTCAGGAAAATAACTTATAATCAAATCATATAATTTATTAATACAGTTTTCGTGAATGTAATCTTTATTTTGACAATTTATATCATTTTCAATAAAATTATTATATGTTTGTAATAAAGAAATATTAGTTGGATCCAAATCAATAATATCAATTTTTTTATTTCCATAAATATCTAATAAATTATCTTCAAGAAAAATTAAAGGTGAATTTAAAAATAAGATATTATCATTATCAATGTTTAAATTAGTAAACTTAATTATTTTTTCAAAATTAATTTTTTTATATAATATATTAATTTCTTTTTGATATTTAATTAATTTTTTATTTTGTGATATTTTAATAATATTAATTATTTGATTGATACTATTTTTTTTATCAAAATTTTTTATTTTTTCAAATAAATTCATTATTTTTTCAAATTCATTAATAGATATTTTTTTTTGATTATAAATATTCGATTTAGTTAATAGATTATATTTATTATCAAAATTTTGATATTCATAAATTGTAAACAGAAATATTATATATTCTAATAATTTATTAATACACATATTATCACAATCAATGATATTAATTATATCATTTATAATTAAATTATTATTTTTTATATTATTCTCCATATTAAAATAAAATTGAAAGTTTCTTTAAATAAAATTATTAAAATTTAAAAATTTTTAAACATTATTTTTTTAGATATTAAACTATATAAATTTTTTATTAATTTTTTATTAATTTTTTATTCTTTTTTATTAGAAATAATCTTCATATTCGCTAATAAAATCTTTCCACAAGTGTCTAATGTTTTGATGCTGCATAATTTCTTTTTTCTTTTTATAATTTTGCACTTGTAGAGTAAGCCACGCGCCATATTTTTTTTCATCTTTGTTTTTTCTTGTTGGTCTTTTTTTATTTTCATTAATATATTTTTTAACCCATTCTAAGTTTAATTTCCATATATTATTTCTATTTTCTTGATTATTACACAGTGGTAATATATTTGTAAAATTTTCTGCTGTTTCAATATATTGTTTTTTTGTATTTTCTACTATTTTCTGTGTAGTTAATACAATTTCACCTATTAACATTTTTGTATTAATAATTAATACTAAATTTTTTTTTAATATTGTTAAAAACAATGATATATAATTAGTCTCGTCTTCTTTAATTTTTACTAATTGTTCAATAATATCTAATTTTTCAATTGTAATATTATTAATATTATTTAAATTTTTTGTTTCACTTATATTTACAAGTTCATATGCATCATTATTAATATTACTTAAAGTTGATTCAATTTGTTTTCCTTGTTCTATTAGTAATTGTATTTTATTTTCTTCTCCTATTATTAAAATAGGTTTTATAATTTGACTTAATACAAATACTATCTCTTTCAATAATATAATAATTTCAAGTATTGTAGTATTCTTATCATATATTTTATTTATTCGCCAATTAAGTGATGACCATCCCACTCTTATCATATTTGATTGTTTCATTAAATTTATGTATGAACCTAATATATTATTAATACTTTTTTTATCAGGATTTTCTATTAATAATTTATCAACTGTTATTTTTATATTTGAAATAGCAATTATAATACTAGATTCTTCTTTTATTACTTCTTTCCATAATTGATTATTTTTAGTAATAAGAGCGTTAGTTACTTTTTCATTAGCTTTCTTAATTTTTTTTTTTACTTCTATTATTTCGTTATTAATTTTTAAAATTTGATGATCATAATTCATTGTTAACCAAGAATCTTAATAATAATAAATTAATTAAGTTATATTATTTTCAATTTTTCTATTTAAAAATATTCTTTGTATTTGTCATCATTAATAAAATCTTCCCATAGTTTTTTAATTGTATTATCTAACATAATTTGTTTTTTCTTTTGATAATTTGTTACTTGAGTAGATATCCACGTAGCATGTATTTTTATATCCTCATTTTTTTTAGATAGTCTAGATGGTCTAGATGGTCTCTTTTTATTTTCATTAATATATTTTTTAACCCATTCTAATTTTAATTCCCAGTCTTCTTTATTAGAAAGAAAATAGATTTTGTATTTATCATCATTAATAAAATCTTTCCACAATTTTCTAATGTTCTCATCTGACATATTATATTCTTTTTTTTTATAATTTTGTATTTGTTGACATATCCAAGAACCATGTTTTTTTAGATCCTTTTTATCACTATAGTTTGATGGTCTCTTTTTATTTTCATCTATATATTTTTTAACTCGTTCTAAATTTGATTTCCATACTTCTTCATTAGAAAGAAAATATTCTTTGTATTTGTCATCATTAATAAAATCTTCCCATAATTTTCTAATGTTTAATGCTGACATACTATATTCTTTCTTTTGATAATTTTCTTGTTGATGACTAATCCACGAACCATGTATTTTTATATCTTCGTTGTTTTTATCTCTTTTATTTGGTCTCTTTTTATTTTCATCTATATATTTTTTAACCCATTCTAATTTTAATTTCCAGTCTTCTTCATTAGAAATAAAATATTTTTTGTATTTGTCATTATTAATAAAATCTTTCCATAATTTTCTAATTGTTTCATTAGACATGATTTTTTGTTTCTTTTGATAATTTTGTTGTTGAGTACCTATCCATTCTCCATGTCTTTTTACATATTCCTTTTTATCATAGGGTGTTGGCTTCTTTTTATTTTCATCTATATATTTTTTAACCCATTCTAATTTTAATTTCCAATCTTCTTCATTAGAAAGAAAATATTCTTTGTATTTATTATCATTAATAAAATCTTCCCATAATTTTCTAATTGTATCATCTGACATACTATTGTTTTTCTTTTTATAATTTGTTAGTTGATTAAGTATCCATACTCCATGTGTTTTTACATCCTTATTTTTATCTTCTGAAGATGGTCTCTTTTTATTTTCATCTATATATTTTTTAACCCATTCTAATTTGTTTATCCATATATCATTAGCATTTTTAAGTATTCCCATACTATCATAAATCATTTCATATCTAAATTCTATATCATTGTCATCGTCATCTTTAATTTTAATAATAGAAATATAACCACCATTATTTTTACTTTCATATGATTTTCTAATTCTGGTGTCATTTAATGCTAATATTTTTAAGAATTTATTTATATTTACTCCTTCATCATTACTAGAAAATGGTAATATGATATTTGCAATTGTTTTTAATGGATGTAATCTTAAAGCTCTTCCCATAATTTGTATAATAGTTGTTTTACTAGTAGGTAAGTGAATAAAGTATACACCTTTTGTAATTGGTGCATCAAATCCCTCAACTAAAATACGAACATTAACTAAAAACTTTATTTCACCTTTTTTATATTCATTTATAATTGTATCTCTTTTTTTCTTAGGTGTTTTACAATCAATATATTCAGAACAACCTTTTTGTAATCTATTTAATAATTCATTAATTTTCTTACCTTCTTTTTGAGAATTACAATAAACAATAATATTTATATAATTATTTATTAAATATTCGCATATGTTCTTATCTGATGGATCATCTGAAAATATTGGTATATTAATAGTATAATCACACAAGTATTTATTATTAATCATATCACGAATATCTTTTTTATAATATGTAAAATCTTTTATCTCATCTATAGTAGCAGAAAGATAAACATTATTATTATATTTACTTAAACTTTTTATAATCTTATTATAACCAGTTGTATTTTTAATCTCATCTTCTATATCATCTTTTAGAATACTTTCTGTTTCCTCATCTGTTTCTTCATCTGTGTCATAGTCTGTATCATAGTCTGTTTCATAGTCTGAACCATCTGATTCCTCATCTATATCATCTATATCATCTATATCATCTATATCATCGTCTATTTTATAAATTTCAGGAATATTAATATGATGTGCTTCATCTATAAATATCTTATCAAAAGAATCACAATATTTTTCTATAATTGATACACTATTATAAACACAAATAGTAATATCTTTAGTTTCATCATAATAATTACGACTATCTCCTATTGTTTGAATTTTATTTTTAAATTCTGGTTTATGTTTAATTATTTCCGTTTTAATTTGATTCATTAGAATAATTCGCGGAACTAAAATTAAATATCTTTTATTTTCATTCATTGAAAAAATAATAACTATATTTTTACCACTACCAGTTGGTAATGATATTATAACATTTCCATTATTTTTAATAAGTTCAATTGATTCTAATTGATAATCACGTAATTTAAATGGTTCTTTTTTGTTAATTTTAATTACTGGAGGATTTTTAAGTAAGCTATTACAATAATTAATAATTTCATCACGAGAATAAGTAATATCTGTAAATAATTCTTGTTTTTCTTTAAGATTTTTAGATAATTGTGATTCTTTATTTCTAGTAATAATTAGATTATTCCATCTAACAATAGTTTTTTTAAGAGTTGAATTAAAAACATTTTGACTACCAAAAAAAGTTCCACATTGTTCCCATGTTAACGTATCTTTTCTAAGCTTACATTGAACAATAGTATCAATTAAATTACATGCATCAATTCCTGTATCATTACGTGACATTTTATTTTGTTCTTTAAATTCTGGATGAATATCATCATATTCACGAAATTCTTGATTATATTTTTTAGTCAATTGAATACATGAATAATATTCAAAAATTTTACTTAAATTATAATTATCAAATTCATTACCTGATTTTACAAGACTTTCATATCTTTCTTTAATATATATATTATATCTATCTAATATATCCATTAGTATAATCAATAAGTATTTTTTATTAATTAAATTCAATTTTATTTAATAAAAAATGTTATAAAAAGACATTAAAATAATTAGTATATTTATAATGTGTGCAATTTGGGCTTATATTAAATTATTAAAATATAAAAATGTTGATAATTCAAAGTTGTTTCAAGATTTTTGGAATTTAAAACCAAGAGGTCCTGATAACTCTTATTTAGAAAATTATGGAGATGTTTGGATTGGTTTTCATAGATTAGCTATTTTAGATACATCATTTAAAAGTAATCAACCTTTTGTTTTCCAAGAGAAAGATAGAACTGTTATATTTATTTGTAATGGTGAAATTTATAATTTCCGTGAATTAATTGAAAAATATGATTTACCAATTAACACTAATAGTGATTGTATGACTATTCCAGAATTATATCTTAAATATACTAGAAATGAAGGTAATGTAAAAGATTTTTTTGATTTATTTCAAGATAACATCAAAGGTGAATTTGCTTTTGTTATGTTTGAATTTGACAGACTTAAAAATTTAAAGAAAATATTTGCTTCTCGTGACCAAATTGGTATAAGACCTTTATATACTAATACAAGAATTACTGATGAATTAATTTTTAGTTCTGAAGTAAAAGGCATTAATTCTTATGATGGTGAAATTGAAGAATTTCCGCCTGGTTCTATTACATTATATAATTTTGATGATTTAGGTAAACAAGTTGATAAAACAATATACACATTTAAAAATGTATATGTACAAGATAATTTTACTAGTTCTGAAGAATATCATTTACAAAGTGTAAAAAATGCAGTTATTAATAGTGTTAAAAGACGATTAGATTCAGACCGTCCTCTTGCATTCTTACTATCCGGAGGAGTTGATTCAAGTTTAGTTGCTTCTATTTCTGCAAAATTATTAGGTTATCCTATTAGAACTTTTTGTTGTGGTATGAATGAAGGAACTGATTTAATCTATGCACGAAAGGTTGCTGAACATATTCGTTCTAATCACACTGAAGTTTTATTTACTCCACAAGACGGATTAGATGCTATTCGTGATGTAATTTGGAAAACAGAAACGTGGGATACAACAACAGTTAGAGCATCAGTTGGACAATATATAGTGTCAAAATATATTGGAACTAAAACGGATGCTAAAGTAGTTCTAGTTGGTGAAGGTCCTGATGAAGTATGTTCATCTTATTTATTTAATTGGTATGCTCCCTCTGGTAAAGCATTACATCAAACTGCTTTAGAATATGTTGAAAATATTCATTACTTTGATAGTCGTCGCGGTGATAGATGCCTCAGTGGATGGGGATTAGAAGGACGAGTACCTTTACTTGACCCTGAATTTATTGAAGCATATTGGAATATTCCAGCTGAAATGCGTATGCCACAATATAAAGGAATTGAAAAATGGTGGTTACGTAAAGCATTTGATGGAACTGACCTACTTCCTAATGAAGTATTATATCGCACCAAAGAAGCTTTTTCAGATGGTGTATCATCAAAAGAAAAATCTTGGTTTCAAATTATTCAAGAATATGTAGAATCACTTGTATCTGATAAAGATTTAGAAAATGCAGCTAATATTTATCCTCATTGTACACCACAAACAAAGGAAGCTTTTTATTATAGAAGAGTGTTCTGTGAATTTTTTGGTGAAAATAGACAAACTATTATACCACATTATTGGCAACCAAAATGGAATGCATATGGTGAAGAAGTAACTGAATATGTTGATCCATCTGCTAGAACATTATTTGCAACCAAAATGGAATGCATTTAAAATTATAATAATTATAAAGAAAATTAGACTGGAACACAACAAGGGTTGTTATCTACAATAGTTCGATAACATCGATTTATTTTATTAAAAATATCAAGATAATAAATATTACTAATATCTTGAGGTTTTTTAATTGTAATTTTAATTACATATAATTTCATATCTTCATTCTTTTGCATCCACCAAGGAATCATACAATTTAACTTGGTAATAATATTAAGAGGATTAAATAGAGGTACTATATCTAAGCGATAATTGGGAATAGGTTTACAAAGTTTTAATTTGTCAAGTGTTTCATCTTTCCATCGACATACCCAATAAGAAGGATTAGTAATATCATCTTTAGTTTTCGTAATTTCTTCATGTGTTTTCGATTCTAGTTGATATCCATCATCTATCATTTTAAGAACATTAGAATCAGGATTAATTTTTTTAATATATTCATATAGTTCAGTTCGTGTAGGTTCCAAGTTAAACAATTCAACTAATTTTCCCTTATATGAAACCAATTGTGAATACCAATTTGAAAACTCTTGTGAAAACTCTTGTTCTTTTAAGTCATATTCATTTTTTGTTTGATAATATTTTTCTAACAAATGATGAATTGGTGGTAATTCAGTTTCTATGTATTCAAGTTCCAAAAGTTCAAATGATACAGAATCAATAATTTGTTTTTTGTTATCATAAATTACATATTCATTAATAACAGATTCTAATTTTTCTTTAATCATTTCTTCTGATAAATTTCCTTGAAAAGGGATACCTTGAACAACACCTTTATCATTAACACCAATATATAATTTACCATATGGAGCTTCAGATAAAGGGTCCATATATGCCCCAATATATTTTGGAACATAAATACGAAAATATTTTTCAATATTCATTTTCATTAAATCATTATAAATCCATTTGGATGATTTAATTAATTCTTCTGCTGTTTTTAAGTCAACAGGAAGACCTGTATGATTAAAGGTAAATTCCTTATACTCATCTTCAAGAGTTTCTTTACCAATATATTGATTATAAAACATATTAATTCTATTTTATAATTATTATAATTTAAATATTTCAATTTTTATATAATTTATTAAATAATTTTATTTTACATTATTCTTGTAATTTTTGAATATTTAGATATATATTTATATTCTACATTTAAATCTACTAACAAATTATTTTTAATGTTATCATATTCACATATTGTAGTTTGGTTATTTTGTCCTGTAAATAATTCACAATCACTTAAATTATATAAATTATTATAATGTATTTCAATATCACAAAATCCTCCTCTGTTATCCCAATTAAGTTCATTATTAGTTGGTGTAATTGCTATTAAAGGACCAATAATTCGTTCATTTTTAGAAACAAAGTCAGCAACAGCAATTATTTTACCATTAAATATTTGACCTTCTTCTTTATTTTTAACAAACCATAATTTGTCACCTTCTTTTACTTTTGTTATAAAACTTTTACTTCTTGAATTTACTGCCCAAATAGAAACATTACTACTATTTTTGAAATTATTACCATCACCTACACGAAGAATATAATGTTTTAACATATTATTAAATGATTTATAAATAAATTTTTATAATTTAAATATTTCAATTTTTATATAATTTATTAAATATAATTAAAAAAATTGTAATATTTATTTTAAAAACATAATGTATTTATTATATAATGTCAGAAATTCCTTATTATATTATTATTAACAAACCAAATAAACAAATGAAACTTGAACAAAAAATTATTCATAATACTGGTAAAAATTTAGAAGAAATTAAAAATAATATTATTTATGTTATGCAAGAAGAAATTCAACCTTATTCTAATATTTCAGATGATTATGAAAAATTTATTTCTGAGTGTTGGTATCAAAATTATTCAGCTGATGTAGAACCATTTGTATATAGTTTATTTGATAAAAAATGGTCTCAACCTTGGACTATAGAACAATTATTTGAAGAAGTTTGTGAAGTATTACATAAACTTGAACTACTTGGTGCACATATTACAGATGCAAATAAAGAAGAAGAAGAATTTGATGAAACAGAAGATGATGTAACTCAAGAATAAAAAAATTGAAATATTAAATCTATGTATATATTATTTATTTATTTAGTATGTCTCTTTCTATAGGAGATGATCTTTCTATAGGAGACAGTCTTTCTATAACAGAAGTTTATAATAAAATTGCTGTTGAATTTGATGTTACCCGTGTTCGTATTTGGGGTAGTGTAAAAAAATTTTTAAATGAAATTATAATTGATAGTATTAATCTTGATAATGGTTGTGGAAATGGTAAAAATATGTTATATCGAACAGAATTAACATTTAAAGGTATTGATATTTCTAAAGAACAAGTTAATATCTGTCAAAAAAAAGGTCTTGATGTAATTGAATCAACAATGACATCTTTACCATTTCCAAATGATACATTTGATAATATAATTTGTATTGCTAGTTATCACCATCTTGATAATGATGATGACCGTAAAAAATCACTTGACGAAATGTATCGTTGTCTTAAACCTAGTGGAAAAGTATTAATTACTGTTTGGGCTATGGAACAAGGTGAAGATTCTAAATTTCATTTTACTAAACGAGATGAACAAGTTTCTTGGAAATCTAAAGATGGTAATATCTATTTAAGATATTATCATATTTATAATAAAGGAGATATTGAAGAAGAAATTACACGGCTACAACCTAATTTTAAAATTACTAATGTTGGATGGGAAGTAGGTAATTGGTGGATTATTTTAGAAAAATAACTAGAGTTTCATAATGTATGCTAAAACATAAAAGGGTGGCATTTTATTAAAAAATGCGCCTGATCCTACAGACCCTGTATTTTGGATTGTAGTGTTTTTATATGCATCAGTGCCTCCAATTTTATTATAACCCCCAGGCCATAAATTACCTAGTCCATAAATGAAGTGACTATGATTTGGCAATTCATTTATAGTTAATAACTGATATTTATAACCACTTATGTCACCTAATGATCTATTAGTTAAATTTGGTCCTTGTCCTTTTCCTAAAATAAATCTTCCTCTTAAATCAGGAGTTCCATTGGTTCCATCACAAAATGCCCATCCAGAAGGTGCAACATTTTTATTCCAAACAGTTATCATACCTCTTGGTAAAAGATTAAAACTACCATCAACATTTAAATTTCTAACAGTCATATTAGCATGTTCAGATGAATTAGCAAATGATTTTAATCTTAACCAATCATCATCACCTGATGAAAATACATGCCTAAATCTTAAGACTAAATCATTCGGTATTAATATTCCAGTTGGTGATTGTAACTCTTTAGCTAAATTTGTTAATGTAGTAATATCAGTATTACAACCAGCGAGTGAAGTAAAAGTTTCTTTATTATCTTTTTGATTACAATATAAGCAATAAAATACAATAATTATAATACTTAAAATAATTAAATATTTTTCCATTAATATATATTAGATAAATTAATATTTTATTTTAAATTATATAAATAAATTGTTTGATTTACATTACCTATTAACAATGATTTTAATAATTCATAATGTATTTAACTAAAGTTTTATAATGTATTTAACTAAAGTTTTATAATGTATTTAACTAAAGTTTCATAATGTATTTAACTAAAGTTTTATAATGTATTTAACTAAAGTTTTATAATGTATTTAACTAAAGTTTCATAATGTATTTAACTAAAGTTTTATAATGTATTTAACTAAAGTTTCATAATGTATTTAACTAAAGTTTCATAATGTATTTAACTAAAGTTTCATAATGTATTTAACTAAAGTTTCATAATGTATTTAACTAAAGTTTCATAATGTATTTAACTAAAGTTTCATAATGTATTTAACTAAAGTTTCATAATGTATTTAACTAAAGTTTCATAATGTATTTAACTAAAGTTTCATAATGTATTTAACTAAAGTTTCATAATGTATGTTAAAACATAATATGGTGGCATATTATCAAATGGTAAACCTCCTCCTATAGGCACTGTAAATGTCAAAGTATTAGTCGAATAAACATCTACTCGAGGTCTTTCATCACCTACCTTAGTTCCAGAAACGGAAATAGAATATGTATGCGCATGAGCAGGTATTTGGTATAAATTCAATGTTACATTTTCTTGACCACTAATATCACCTAATGATCTATTAGTTAAATTTGATCCTTGCCCTTGTCCTAAGATAAATCTTCCTCTTAAATCAGGTGTTGTTCGAGTTCCATCACAAATTGCCCATCCAGCAGGCACATCAGAATTATTCCAAGCAACTATTATACCTCTTGGTAAAAGATTAAAATTACCAATAACATTTAAATTTCTAACAGCCATATCAGCATTTTGAGTTAAATTAGAATATGATTTTAATCTTAACAAACCATCTGAATCTGATGATAATAGATGTTTATTTTTTAAGTTTAAATGAGTATTTATCATTGCATCTTCACTTGTTGATTGTAAATTTCTAGCTAAAGTTGCTAATGAAGTAACATCAGTATTACAACCGACGAGTGAAGTAAAAGTTTCTTTATTATCTTTTTGATTACAATATAAGCAATAAAATACAATAATTATAATACTTAAAATAATTAAATATTTTTCCATTAATATATATTAGAAAAATAAATATTTTTCTAATATATAAATAAATATTTTACTAATAGATAATATATTTACTTTTGTTTCATAATGTATTCAACTAAAGTTTCATAATGTATTCAACTAAAGTTTCATAATGTATTCAACTAAAGTTTCATAATGTATTCAACTAAAGTTTTATAATGTATTCAACTAAAGTTTTATAATGTATTCAACTAAAGTTTCATAATGTATTCAACTAAAGTTTTATAATGTATTCAACTAAAGTTTCATAATGTATTCAACTAAAGTTTCATAATGTATTCAACTAAAGTTTTATAATGTATTCAACTAAAGTTTTATAATGTATTCAACTAAAGTTTTATAATGTATTCAACTAAAGTTTTATAATGTATTCAACTAAAGTTTCATAGTGTATTCAACTAAAGTTTCATAATGTATTCAACTAAAGTTTTATAATGTATTTAACTAAAGTTTTATAATGTATTTAACTAAAGTTTTATAATGTATTTAACTAAAGTTTCATAATGTATACTAAAACATAATATGGTGGCATATTATCAAATGGTAATGGTTGGTTATTTCCAGTATTAAAACTAGCTGTATTCGGAATGGTCGATTTGAAAGAAGAGTTTGACCCTTGAGGATGATTACCTCCCCAGTCCACGATATCATTATGGTCATTTCGCACAACAGTCTCACCTGGTTCGTTATATAAATGAGAATGACTTGGCATTTCGGTTACACCCACTGTTATCTTTTCTCGACCACCGTAATTATGTAATAAGTAATTAGATAAATCTGATGAACTTTCTGGTTCTGTTGTTGATGCTGCTCTTTCTCTCATAGACCGTGTTAAACTGTGTCCTAGTCCTTCTCCTAAAATAAATCTTCCTCTTAAATCAGGAGTTCCATATGATCCATCACAAATTACCCATCCAGTAGGTACAGTTTCACCTGACCAAGCAAAAATCATACCACTTGGTAAAAGATTAAAACTACCATCAACATTAAAATCTTTAACAGCTAAATTAGAATTTTGACTTAAATCAGTCTTTGATTTTAATCTTAACCAATTATCATTATCTGATACTAATACATGTTTATTTTTAAAGTTTATATTACCTGGTATTAGTGTACTATTTGATTGTGTTCTAGTTGTCATGTAGTCTCTAGCTAAATCTCCTAGTGTACTAATAGCATTAGTATTATCAATACCAGTAACTGATGGTGTTACACTTGTAAAAGTATCTTTAGTATCTGTTTGAGTATAAAATAAGCAATAAATTACTATAATTATAATTAAAAATATTAAATATTTTTTCATATATATAGTATATTAGAAAAATTAATACTTATTTTAAATTATATAAATAAATTGTTTGATTAATATTACCTATTAACTCATCTCGAATATTTAATAAGTCAGAATCAGTAATTTTATTATTTAACAATTCTAAATAAGTACGAATTTGTAATAATAAGTCCATATTACCCTCATCTGATAAAAAAGTTTTTTCCATTTTTATTGAAGTTATAATTGGTTTTACATTATATCTTCCAATAAATATTTCAATAAATTTATCAACATTTTCATCTAATTTTGTTAAAAGTTGATCTGATGCTTTATGTCTAGCAAAAGAAGTAGTAGACCAATGATATTGTTTTAATATCAGTTGAATAGTAAAAAAAAACTTTACTATTTCATTAATTTTAGTTTGATTATCCATCGTATTAATTAACATTATAAAATAAATTTTTATTAATTTAAATATTTTAAAAGGTTTTTTTTATAATAAATTTAATAAAAAATTGATATAATTTATTATAAAGTAATAGGAATATAATGTAATATAATGTCAAAAATACTTGTTATTGTCGAATCTCCTGGTAAAATAAAAAAAATTAATGAAATTTTAGGTTCTACATATATTGTTAAAGCTTCTTATGGACACGTCCAAGATTTGGATAAAAAAACGATGTCTATTGATATTGAAAATAATTTTAAACCTTTGTATAATATTTCACATGATAAATTAAAAGTTGTAAAAGAATTAAAAGATTTAGCCAATGAATGTATAGAAGTTATTTTAGCTTCAGATGAAGATAGAGAAGGAGAAGCAATTGCTGGTAGTTTAAGAGATGTTCTTAAACTAAAAGACCCAAAACGTATTGTTTTCCACGAAATTACTAAAAAAGCAATTACTGAATCTATTACAAATCCTAGAAGTTTAAATCAAAATTTAATTGAAGCTCAACAAACTCGTCGTTTATTAGATCGTCTTATGGGTTATAAAATTAGTCCAATCTTATGGGCTTTTAAAGTAGGTGAAAGTGCTGGACGAGTTCAATCAGTTGTAGTAAAAATTCTAGTAGATAAAGAAAAAGAAATATCGCAAGCTGTTGCTCAACCATTTTTAAAAACTACTGGTGAATTTTCTATTAAAGATACTAAATTTAATGGTGTTTTTAGTTATCAATTTAAAAAGTTAGATGATGGTAAATTATTTTTAGAATCATTAGATAAGACGTGTTCTTATATTGTTTCAAGTGTTGAAAATAAAAAATCAATTCGTAAACCATCTCCTCCTTTTATTACATCTACATTACAACAAGAGGCTTCAACTAAATTAGGATTTCCAGTAAAAAAAACAATGGATGCTGCACAAAAGTTATATGAAGCCGGTTTAATTACCTATATGCGAACAGATTCGACTAACTTATCAGAAGATGCATTAAAAGCGGCAGAACAATATATTAAAACAACATTTGGAAAAGACTATTCTGATCGAAAAACGTATACTACTAAAAGTAAAGGAGCTCAAGAAGCACATGAAGCTATTCGTCCAACATATTTAGAAAAAACAGAAGCTCCTGAAAATATGGAAAAAGAGTGTGTTAAATTATATTCTCTAATTTGGAAAAGAACTATTGCCTGTCAAATGGCAAATGCTAAATTAAATATTCAAACTATTAATATTGATATTTTAAAGAATAAAGATAGTCTACTTATTTTTTCTAAAAAACAACATTATTTTGTTTCTACATTAGAAAATATCGAATTTGATGGTTTCTTAAAAGTTTACGATAATACGTCTGAAGATGATGAAGCAGTTAAAGGTAAATTAGAAATAAAAGAAAATGATTCCGTTAATATGAATAAAATAAAAATAACTGAAGAATACACTAAATTACCATTACGATATAATGAAGCAGGATTAATTAAATACCTTGAAAAAAATGGTATTGGACGTCCATCTACATATGCATCTATAATTAGTAAAATTATTGATAAAAAATATGTTGAAAGTAAAAATATAGATGGTATTAAAAAAGAATCTCAAATATTAGAACTTTCTGATAAATATAAATTAAAAGAAAGTAAAAAAGAAATTAGTATTGGTAAAGAAAATAATAAATTAGTCCCAACCGATTTAGGAAATAACATTATTGAATTTTTAGTAAAAAATTTTGAACCAATTATGGAAATTAAATTTACTGCAGAATTTGAAGAATATTTAGATATGATTGCAGAAGGTAAAGCTAAATGGTTCAATATTTTAAATCAATTCTATCAATTATTTAATCCTATTTGTATAAAACTATCAAAAGAAGTTAAAATAAATCCAACTATTGCAAATGCAGATAAATTACTTGGAATTGATGAATCTACTGGACAAGAAATATTTACTGGTTCTGGAACATATGGACCATATGTAAAATGTCTTGAAGATAATGAATCAAAAAAATGGAAATATGCTTCAATTAAAGATTCAGAAAATATAAACTTAGAAGATGCTATTAACTTACTAAAATATCCAATAATATTAGGTAAAATAGGAAAAGCCGAATTATCTTTACATAAAGGTCAATTTGGATTTTATATTAAATATGCTAATAAAAACTATTCAATTAAAGATAAAGAAGAAGATAAAATTACATTTGATTATGCAAAAACATTAATTGAAGGTGGAGATAAATATGCAATTAAAAGTTTTTCAGTTAAAAATAAAATAATAAATGTAAAGATTGGACAATATGGTCCTTATTTACAAATTATTTCTGGTAAATCAAAATCAAATATACCAATTCCTAATGATTATAAAGCAGAAGTTTTAACTGTAGAAGAAGCTTTAGAAATTATAGCTGATAAAAATGGAACAATAAGTAAACCACCATCAGACAAAAAATTAACTAAAAAAGATATGAAAATATAAATTTAGTAAAAAATTTTATTTATTCATCTGATTTATTTAATTCTTTATCATCAATATCATCAACTTCATTTTTCAGAATATTACAAAAAGTGTCAGAAGTTGCATATTTATAGATTATATAAATATAAGGAAAAAAGATAGCCATTAATAAACTTAGAAAGTCAAAACCCTCATTACATTTAAAAGAAAGATAAATTGCAAATAATGTTAGGATTAAATGAAAAATAATATATATATATTTTAATGGGTTATAATTATTTTCTTGGGTCCCAGTTGTATTAGGAGGTAATCCACATTCACCTGGTCGACAATCAGTTGTTTTTATTAAAGGATTTACAACAAATGCGGTTGGTACTTCTGAATTAAACTTATTTTTATATGTGAATACAAAAGAAGCAGATAATACGGAACCCCCTTCATATAATGTTAGTAAAGTTAAAAAATAAGGAGTATTATTTGTTAAACTAATTGTTGTTATATTTGTTGAGGAATTAAATGATTGTAATATATTATTATTATTTCTTAACTGATAACCTGTTATATAAGAACTATTTTCTTTAGGTTTATCCCATAATATAGTAGCTACAGAAGTATCATCATTAATATTTAGGTTTGTATAAATTGGTCCATCAGGTATTGGTGAATTAGAATTTGGTTTATATGTGAATACAAAAGAAGCAGATAATACGGAACCCCCTTCATATAATGTTAGTAAAGTTAAAAAATAAGGAGTATTATTTGTTAAACTAATTGTTGTTATATTTGTTGAGGAATTAAATGATTGTAATATATTATTATTATTTCTTAGCTGATAACCTGTTATATAAGAACTATTTTCTTTAGGTTTATCCCATAATATAGTAGCTACAGAAGTATCATGATTAACATTTAGGTTTGTAAAAATTGGTCCATCAGGTATTGGTAAATTAGAATTATTTTTATATGTGAATCCAAAAGAAGCAGATAATACGGAACCTCCTTCATATAGTGTTAGTAAAGTTAAAGAATAAGGAGTATTATTTGTTAAACTAATTGTTGCTATATTTGTTGAGGAATTAAATGATTGTAATATATTATTATTATTTCTTAGCTGATAACCTGTTATATAAGAACTATTTTCTTTAGGTTTATCCCATTCTATAGTAACTACAGAAGTATCATCATTAAAATTTAGCTTTGTATTAATTGGTCCATTAGGTATTGGTGAAGTAGAATTATCAGTTTCGTTTGTAAAGAGATCCATGTGTTAATTATATATTAAATATTAGATTTAATTATCTTATTAATACTTTATTTTAAAAGATTAGTTATATAAAATCAATATTAAACTTTATGATTAAGAACTAATAAATATCAATTCCTAATGATTATAAAGCAGAAGTTTTAACTGTAGAAGAAGCTTTAGAAATTATAGCTGATAAAAATGGAACAATAAGTAAATCACCAACAGATAAAAAATTAACTAAAAAAGATATGGAAATATAAATTTAATAAAAAAATTTATTTATCCATTTATTCAACACTTTTTTTAATATCACAAAAAGTTTCATTAGTTGCATATTTATAGATTATATAAAGATAAGGGAAAAAGATAGCCATAAAGAAACCTCCAAAGCTAAAACCATTATTACATTTAAAAGAAAGATAAATTGCAAATAATGTTATGATAGAATGAAAAATAGTATATATAGTTTTTAATGGGTTCGAATTATTATATTCATTATTATAATTTTTATTACATACACATTTACGGTAAGGGGGGCAAATGGGGCAAGTTACACGCGCAGGGCAAGTTATAGGTGTAGGGCAAGTTATAGGTGTAGGGCAAGTTATAGGTGTAGGGGAAGTTATAGGTGCAGGGAAAGTTATAGGTGTAGGGGAAGTTATAGGTGTAGGGGAAGTTATAGGTGTAGGGGAAGTTATAGGTGTAGGGGAAGTTATAGGTGTAGGGGAAGTTATAGGTGCAGGGGAAGTAGAAGTTGATACCGGTAGAACTAAATTTTGTGAAGTATCAGTATTTGTAAAAAAATCCATATATATTAAATATTAGATATTTATTTTAATAATTTTTTCTTAATTTTTTGTAATTTTTTCTTCACTTTTTATAATATCACAAAAAGTGTCAGAAGTTGCATATTTATAGATTATATAAATATAAGGAAAAAAGATAGACGTAAAGAAACCTCCAAAGCTAAAACCTTTATTACATTTAAAAGAAAGATAAACTGCATATAATGTTACAATAGAATGAAAAATTCGGATAATTAGAATAGTGTAAATATTATACATATTAGATTCCATATTGATTATATATTAAATATTAGATAATTTTTTTAATAATTTTTTTAATTTTAATATGATACTTTATTTTCAAGAGATTTTTTTAGTAGTTTCTTAACACAAATTATTAATAAATAAATCAGAAGCAAATAAAAAAATTATTTATTCACTTTTTATAATATCACAAAAAGTGTCAGTAGTTGCATATTTATAGATTATATAAATATAAGGGAAAAAGATAGCCATAACGAAACCTAGAAAGTCGAAACCCTCATTACATTTAAAAGAAAGATAAATTGCAAATAATGTTAGGATAAAATGAAAAATACTATATATATATTTAAATGGGTTAGAGTTATTTTCGTTACTTACAAAAGGAGGTCTAGGACAAGCACACTCAGGACAAGCACAATCAGGACAAACACAAACAGGGCAAGTAGTTAAATTTCTAGATAAATCCATATTGATTATATATTAAATATTAGATAATTTTTCTAACTTTTTTTAATTTTAATATGATACTTTATTTTCAAGAGATTCTTTTAGTATTTTCTTAACACGAATTATTAACCAACCATTTACTCCATCAAGTTTATTTATATATTCACGCATTTTATCTTTATTTGCTGAATACCCACGTTGAACTTCGCGATAAAGAGCTAATAATGTTTCATCATATTCTGATGAAGTAACAGTATAATGATAAATACCATCACTAATTACTGAATTAAATGTGTTATCATATTTATATATATCTTTAATATATTTATACCAGAGATGAGGAGGAAGCTGGGCAAGTGTAACACTCCAATGATGAATTGGTTGTTTATTATTTTTACTAGAACTAGGAATTACAGCTCGCCAACCATTAGCATAATCATCTTGAGTTAGTGGTTTACAAATTACTTTTTCAATACCTTCTATATAATAAGAAATTTCAGATTGTTTAGAAACTTTACGATGATTTACTTTATAATGACCAAATGGAAGTTTTTCTCTTTTTACTTTTTGTTCATTTTCATCTACATTTTCTATATAATTATCTCTAGTTGATACCATTTATATATTAATTTAAATTAATATTATTTTAAATCATTTTTTTATTATTTAGAAAAATGATTTTAAATATTATTATAATAATGAATTCTTACAAGAAAAATCAAGTTACCCAATCTGAATTAATTAAATGGAAATCTAATCCAGAATTAAATCCAAGAACTAATAGAAAAATTACTGAAAAAGGAGAAATATATAATTATTTAAAAAATTATTATGATAAAGAATTTTCAAATAAATTAATTGAATACTCATTAGATGATTCAATAGATGATAAGGACCCAATTTCACTAGCTGTTTTTTGGATTGAAGAATATGGAAAGAAAAAAGTTATGTATACTGATATTTCTTCTTTAATTTTTTATAAAGATTCATATAATTTAGTTAGATGTTTTGAAAGAGAATCATTAGAATATTTAAAAGCACATAAGATTACCAAACATCCAATTACAATGGAAGAAATTCCAAATGACGTTTTTAAAAAAATATGTGCTAAAGATTTAGAAAAAGAAAAAAAAAGAAAAACTAATAATGAAATTGCTTTAGAAATATTTCAAAAATTATCATCTTTATCTATTTTTATTGATTCTGAATTATTTATGCATTTAAATAAAGAAAAATTAATTAAATTTAATAATGAAATAAGTGATATATATAAAAAAAATTTTTCTAGTTATCAATTAAAAGAAATTTCAAATAGAATCCTTTTTTCAAAATGCAATAATGAATTAGTATCAATGTCAATTGACTGCATTCAAAAATATCTATTACGTGATATGGATGATCTTTTATCTGTTAAAAAAGAAAACTTAATATATATGTGTAATTATTTATTAGTTGGTTCATTAAGTATTGTAATTCCAAAAGTTCGAAAATTATATCCTGATATTTGTTTTAATTTTATAATTTAAAAATATTTAACAATTGATAATATTATAAATACATTCTAGTAATCCTTTAGAATTTTTATTAAATTCTAGATAAATATCTGGTGAAGTATAAGTGGTATATGTTGCTGAATGATTAATTACAATTTTTGCATTTATTAGTTCATTGATATTGTTAGCATTTAATATAGAAACGGTTACTTGATCTATTTTTTGATATAAAATGGAATCACTGGATGATATTAGATTGCCTTGATTATATTTTTTAATTTTTCTGATAGTGTTAAGTTTGTTATTATTATCTTTTAATATTATCTCAAAAATAAATATTTGTGAATTATTATCATTATTTGTAAAAAGGCATTTTGAATTTTCCTGGGTTTTCTTTTGAATAGTATATATAATTTCACTCATTACTATTCAAAAGAAAAAACTAAATATTTTTTAATTAGGTGGCGATATACACATTTTAGAAAAATCAAAACCAATAAATGATGAACGACAGAATGTTAAACCAGCTGAATTTTGTGAAAATTCAACATATATTTCATTTTCACGTTGAATATACGATGATTGTTCTTGATTAATTGTACCTTTTAATTCATAATTAAAAGTTGTATCATAAGGAAATTTTGTAACAAGTAGTTTAAAATCTTTAATATCTGAATATTTTATCCTGTCATTTACTTCAATTAATTCTGTATGTTTTCCATTTTCAAGTTTTATGAAAATTTTTTTATTATTAGAGTTTGGGTTAATTGTAAGATCAAAAAAGTATTTTTGAAATTTATCATTTGGATTAGAGACAGAGTGACACGATTTTAAATATTGAATAGAATTTGAAATTGGTATTGGAATAGTTTTAATTGCAGACATATATAGGCTTATTAATAATAAGATAATATTTTTATAATAATTATTTTCAAAGATATTATAATTATAAATGAGTATTCTACATCAAGAAGAATATAATTGTCTTACGTGTCATATTGTGGGTTTAAATCCTTTAATTAAAAAAGAATTAATTGAAGAATTAAATAAAAAAGTATTTAATCCTGTTGATCTAGATGAAATAAATCAACAAATAATTAATGATAATGAAATGAATAAAATGTATACACAATATCAAAAATTTAAAGATACCAAAAATGATAAATTTAAAGAGTTAGAAAAAAAAATGACATTTTACTGGGAAAATAAATTTTTAGAATTATTAAATGAAAAAGTAAAAATAGATAAAAAAAATATACTAATTGGACAAAGCAATCATTATAAATATTTAAATAGAAAAATTAATTTAAATACACCAAATAAATTTATAATTCAATCAACAGAAAATGATATTAAAAAATTAATTCAATATAATTTAGAAACTTATAAAGAAGATATTATTAATGGTAAATTTCCATTAGAATATTTAGATTTAAATTTTCTTTCTAAAAAAAAAGATACTTTATCACAAACATATCTTAAATTTGGATATTTAGAAAAAGATTATAAACAACTTAAAACAATATTAAATTTATTAGAAACAAAAATTATTGATATACCTGGATTATGGATGGCAATGAAAGAACCATATAATATTGGTTCTAAAATTCATCCAAAGAAAAATGATAAATTATTAAGTTATATTGATCCAACAATGGCTTTATTAGGAGCTTTTAATTTTGAAAAAGATGAATTAAGTAAAAATTATACAGGAAAAGAAATAAAAATTAAAGAATTAAAACCAGAAGCTTTAAATAAATTAAATTCGGGTAGATTTTTATATTTAGTTGGTAAAGAAACTTTTATACCTCATGAAAAAGGTGCTAATAAAAAATTCTTTAGTCAAAATCCAGTAACTATATTACAAAAAGAAAAAATTTCTAATGTATATAATTACCTAATTGATAATAAAGATATTAAAGATAAATAAAAAATACCTTTTATCAAAAAGTTTTTGTTCACTGGGGAAATACCAGTGTACGACTGCAAGTAGATGAGTTTTCGTTCGGATCATCTGGGGTCTTCCGTTTTGCTAGCGCTCTTGGTGCTTTTGGTGCTTTTGGTGCTTCAAGGTCCTTGGGCGGTTTAGGCTGCTTAACAGGCGAATCATATGATCCGAGCAACAGAAGGGATTCGTGCGACAGAAGGGATTCGTGCGACAGAAGGGATTCGTGCGACAGAAGGGATTCGTGCGACAGAAGGGATTCGTGCGACAGAAGGGATTCGTGCGA